GAGAACTCGCTTCATCATTGCAATCTGTTTTGGACTGGCTACGCCTCTGGGCATGGAACCATTCTCCGCCGCGATCATTCATCGGGGTTGGTCCCAGTGTACCCGGTATGGCGAAAAATCATCAAGGTTTCGGCGTTTTAAGCGCCCAGGGCGAGGCACTCGGGCAGGTCCGATATGACCTCGATGAAATCGTGTGCGGGCGCTTGTTGAAAGGGATGATCTCAGGAAACGGACTGATGATCGCGCGTGCCAGGGAAATCGGTTCGGTCGTACTTCAGCAAGACCGAGGTCGTTGTCGATCGCGATCGTTGGTATCTGTGCTCTTGGGGTAGGTGAAGTCGTTGCGGAGGTGGTGTAACGGTGTCTTTTGAAAACGGCCGCTAGACATGCCGCCTCGAGTATCAAGTGCCCAAGACCCACAAGTCTCCTAAAATGGGGAGAGCCGAGCACCTCCCGGTTTCTCGGCTCTCAACCCAGCCCCGGTACGTGCGTATCTGCGCCGGGGTTAAACTAACTCCCCGCTAGGTCAAACGTTCCGATAGAGCCCCCACAAATTGCCCGGAACGCGCATTGCGGCGCTGCGGCTCTCGGAGAATTGTCTCGCGATAGCCGCAATAGAAGCGCATGGTTCTCAGGTCGTCCGATCTGTATGGCTACGGACGCTTGAAAGAGTCGATCACGCTTTCGCCCCAACCCTGGGAGATTGCGATGACGTACCGAAACATTGCCGACGCCGAGCAGTTGGCGACGCTCACTCGAATTCTCGACGACTATTGCGAACAGGCCGGAATTGAAGGCTCACATCCGGCGCGGGAGCATTTAGCCCGCCGTCTCATTGCTTTATTCAGAGGCGGAATTGACAGTCCCGACGATATCAAGATGGCTCTGGATGAGCACGCCAAGGAGTTGCAGAGCGAAGCGCACTAAACCGCCGAGCCCTTTCGGACCGGCGGCGACTATAACGGGGGGGAAGCGATTACCTACTGTCGCGCCGATATATTCCGTGCTTCTAATGTAAATGCAGGGTTAGCCCCAAAGCCCCCCCGCCCAACCCTGCTGAATGGCCGGTGCCGGCAAGAGCCCGAACAACTCGCGCCAGCGCCGGTCATTTCGTTGTCAGGGCCAGAAGTCGGCTTCGGTCGTCCAAAGCCCATGGCAGCGATAGCGCAGCTTGGCGAATGAGTTCCCGGCGATCTCCTCAGCCGGTATGCCGATGATCCACGGCCCCGCCTTCTGAGTGCCGAGCGGCCGGTTCGGGCTCGACGTGTCCTCTCGCTGGCGATGCAGGATCACCGACACCCGCTCAAAGCCGCCTTCGGGCTTTCCCTTGAACCATGCCAGCCCCACCCATTCGCAGGCCCGCGTCTTGGTGAACTCGGCCATGATGACGGCATTTCCATCCTCGTTGGCTTTCATATCGAGGATGGTGAGCTTCGACACGACGGGGAAATAGCGCCTCTCCAAGGCTGGCCCGACGGTATAGACGGTAAACACCGTCACGAAGACAATCACGGTGGTGCAGAACACCTTGAACGCAAACAGCGCCAGTCGGGGAAAGGTACTAAGGGACACCGGCCCCTCCCCTGTAAAGGAGATTGGCGATGGCTGCGATGGTGAGAGAGCCGAAGGTAGCGAGAACCCACCAGCCAAGGCCGTATATGCTGTTGAGGCGCTTTTCCGTGCGGGATCGCCATTCATCGCGGGCTTCCTCTCTTGCCGCGTTGACGGCATCCTTCAGCTTTAGTTCGGCAACGTCCTGGACGAGCGCGGTGATGCTCTTGGCTAGGTCGGTTTGATTGCGCTCGGTCATGTCCATGCGCCGGAGCAGTTGTGATGTTTCGTCCGGCATCAGCCCCGCCCCGATCTATGCAGTGTAAGGAAAAGGGAACCGTTGCCGGGCTATCGTGTTGCCAGCCATGCGGTGACCCCCCAATGTCATCGTTTTGGTCAGGGCTTGGGGCGCTGAGTTGACGCGGCGTCCCGGCCCGCTTCATTTGCAGTAGGCATCCCGCTTTGCGTTCGATGCCCGGACTCCCGAAACTGTCTGGCCAGTGTCGCCCGAAGCCGAATAGGTCACCGGCTGCCAGATTGCGCAGACCGCCTTACCTGGGGTCGCGGTTGTAGGGATCATCGACTGGCAGCCCGTGAGGGCGAGCATTGCCAGCATCAGCGATATCCTTGAGGTGCTTTTCATATGCATCGGCCTCCTTGGCGCGGTTGCGGTTGCGTTCGGCCTTGGCCCCGTCGAGCCGGCCTTTGAAGAAGGCGATGAGGGCAGCAATGACAGCGCCGCCGAGCAGGTAGAGAATGCCGTCTGCTCCGAACATCAGGTCCTCCATCCGAACTTGCCGGCGAGCCAGTACCAGCCTTCAGCCAGGAACGGCGAAACCATGCCGGCGCCGAGGCTCACCCATTGGGCAATCTCGGGATCAGCAATGAGGTCGGCGGCTTCGTTCTCGTTGATCAGTCCGAAGATGATCAGCGGGGCGGTGGCGTAGCGCAGGAGAATCCTGATGATCGGGGCCATGGTCACTTTCCTTTCGGTTTGATGCCGAGCACCCGCCACAGCAGCCGCCAGTACCAAGGCTCAGGCTGTGCAGGAGCGGGACCGGGCTTGACGGCGGGGGGATTGTCTTCGACGTGGACGACGCCGGGCTTAGAGGGGATGGCTGTTTTTGTCTCGCTGGGACCGCTTCCCTCTCGAGGCTTTTGAGGCACTTTTGGAGGCCGTATGCCTTGGGAAACATGGGTTTCGGGGTTGATTCCCTCTCGAGAGCTTTCGACCCCGTACCCTTCCGCCTTCAGAAGCGCGTCGTATTGCTTCGCGTAGCCGGCAATCAGGTCGGCCCGGTCCATGCCATTGATGATCCGGCGCGCGCCGCGGAAGTCGGACCTTTTCAGCGTCACATAGTCGGAAAGCTTCTTGGTGGTGAACCAGCCCTCCTTCATTCCGACTACGAGGATCGGAGCGGCGTGCTTCGGCAGCAGCAGCAGTTCCGGGTTCCGGACGAAATCGACGCCGAGTTCCTTGCTGGCCCTCTGGTAGTTGTCCTTCCACGTAAGCTGGGCATAGCCCATGCCGACGTAGGGGTAGTATTTCTTTTTCTTGAGGTAGGCTTCGCCGCCCATCTCCCGGATAGGCTTCATGGTGTGCGCAGTCTCGTGCCATGCGGTTGCGAGCACATAGGCGCATTCGTTGCGGAGCAGGCCGTGTTCAATGCACGCGTCGATAATCATCCGCGTGTCGCCTCGCGAAAGGTCCATGATCTACCTCGCTGATGAGAATGAGACAGGCAGCCGCAAGCCGATTGAGCTTGCGGGGGGGCCTTGGAGAAGTTGAGGGGAAGGTGCTAAACTATAAACGCCATCGGGGTGGCGAGGTGAATGAATAGCAAGTTCATTGCGTGGGCTCAGATCGTTTCATTCAGAAATCCGCAGCCGCGTGGTAATTCGCGCGAGGCTATCGATCATGCCTATTCGTTAGGCTTCGATGGCGTCGAGATGGACTTGCAGCTTACTAGGGATGGTGTGCCCGTGCTGATGCACGATGACACCATTGACGCCACCACTAACGGGACCGGGCGCGTCAAGGATTACACGTTCCTTGAACTCCAGATGTACACCCTCGGACACTGGCAGGGCTGGCAAACGCGAATCGTTTCGCTTGAAGAAGCTTTGCAGGCGAACGGCCCGCGCGGCACTTTCCTTTGCGATATGCGGATCGAGGCAGGCGCCATTGGAGCCATTCAGCGCGCCGTCGCCCGCGCTGAATTTGACCCGGCGCGGCTACAAATCGGTGCCTACAGCCGGGTGGAAGGCGAAGCTTTCAAGCGCGGCATCCCAGAGGCCACCGTCTTTGTGAAGACCTATGAGACGGGGGCAGAGGTCGAGCCGTCCACCATCGATCAGCGGGTTGGTGATCTCGACGGGCTTATGGTTCAGGTGCCCGACAAGTCGCCATCCATTCGGCCCTTGGTCGAGCGCCTTCATGACGCTGGCAAGCAGATTTGCACCTTCGTCCACTACGGCGGCTTCGAGCCCTCCGGCCTGCAGCGGCTGGTCGATGACCAGGTGGATTTCATCCTGACCATGAACCACCAGTACGCTGACGAAATCCGGCGCTGTGGCCGGATATCACCTAGACCCCCCGAGCCAGAACACCTTTAAACGAAGCGCGGGTGATGGTGTGCATGTTGCCAGACGCCCATCCCGCGACAACGACCTTCACCGTGTCCGCGCCCAGCACCCCTATAAGAGCATCGATCTGGAGCACCTGACGCGAGTTTGCGTTCGTCCCTTCGAGACGAAAGTCCATTGCGCCGAAGTCTGCATCGACGCCGCCGCGTGTCCGCACGAACTTGAGCGTAACCACGTCCTCGAATGCCGATGCATGGCCGTTGAACTGGACCTGTGCAGAGCAATTGTAAACGCCCGCGCGGGTGCATGTGTATACGCCCGTTCCTAAAACAACTTGCGTGAAGTCGTCGTATATCACCGAGGTGTACGTGATCGTCTTTGGGTCGGCCTGCCCTGTCGATCCCGCGAACCGGAGGTCCCACATGGGATAAAGGGCGGACGTGACGTAACGCCCTCCCTGAAAAATGTACTGCCCCGCTGCTTCGGGATTGGTTTGGTGCGCGGGGAGAAGGATCGGCACTTCGCCGCCCGACGCGTCCGTGCCGAACAACACGAACTCGGTAGCCAGATTGCTATCCGTCGCATGCACGCGCCGCGCGCCGATCTTCAGGCTTCCAACTGCCGTTGCGGCCGGATCATCGGTCGGCATGTTGATCTGGTGGAGAAAGTCCGTGGGGTGCGCCAGATCGCCCTGTCGCCAATCCACCCAATCCGCAATCGATGCGATCTTGCGCGTATCGACGCCCGACGCGCCAAGTGCGTTCGGCTCAGCGCGGCCAACTTGTATGCGCAGGGGTGCGTTCAAGGCAGGCACAGACGGCGCTATAGCCAAGCCGCCGAACTCTTCAAGCCGTTCGCCAAGCCGAATCGGGAAGCGCACGTTCACGCTACGCGCCTTCGCGGCCACCCATGCGGCGGCAAGGTGGTCGCGCATGTCCACCGGGAACGCTGTCGCGCCATCGCTCAAGGTGATGCGAAGCCCGCCGAGCTTGTGTCCCGCCTCCCAATGTTTCTGCTCGATATGCGGTCCCGTCAGGAAGAAGGATGACGTATGCCCATTCGTTCCTGTGCGCGTCGTGTAGGTCTTCCAAGGCCCGCCATCGGGGTCGTCGCTTGTCGGTCGGACTGCACCGTCCGCGCTCTCGTCCGCCGTGATGATGTCCGTGGCCGAATGCCCGCAGAAATGCGCGTCGATCGGATAGGTGTCGAAGAGAGACAGCCAACGCGACTGCGGCTTGAGGCGGAACCATTCCGTAGACGGCTTGAAGTCAAACAGGCCGGCCTCGTACAGCGGCGCATGCGTGCAAAGGATGATATTGTGGGTGTGCTGGAACTGCTTCAGCAGCGCCTCGACCTGATCCATCCAGAGCGGCGACATCACCTGCTCGACGCTCTTGGTGCCTTCGTATCCGCAGAAGATGAAAGCCATATTGCCGCAGGTCAGCGCATACATCGGAGGCCGACGCGTGCGCTTGTAGTAGCCGACGCCCATATTGAGAACGGTCGGGCTGTCGCTGGCTGAAGATGCCATGTCGTGGTTGCCGGCAATCGAATACCACGTTTCGATGGGGATGCCCGACGCATAGAGCGCGTCGAAGTAGTCGCCCCACAAAAAGCCCTGCGTCGATGTCGGGGCTGCGAAACCCTCATCGCCTTGATCGACAAGATCACCGAGCATGAAAACGGCGTTTGGCGTCAGGGCAGCGATGTCCGCCAGAACGTCCGCAAGATATCCCTCTTGTGCCTCGTTGTTATAAATCTGGTGGTCGGAGGTGACGAAAATATCAAGCTGTTTGCGCTGGTAGTTGTCCACGTACGCCTTGACGACACTCTCCGACGGCAACTTCTCGTCGCTATCGCCGAGCGCCCCCGCGCTGTTGACGAAGCCAAAGCCGGAAGCGTCGGTGTCGGTCGGCTGGATGCCGCTCCCACCCCCGCCCGACCCCAGTTCGTAGCCGTCTTCATCCTCGTTGACGAGCAACGTCTTGCCGGCATCGCCCGGTTGGATCGACGGAAGATTGACGCCCGCCGCAGCAGCCTCCGCAGCGGCCTGAGCCGCCTCAGCCGCTGTCTTCGCATTCCCGGCGCTGGTTGCAGAGGTTGCCGCCGCAGAGGCCGAGTTGCTGGCGTTGGTCGCCGCAGTAGATGCCGCAGAAGCCGAGCCAGACGCAGCGGTCGCGCTGTTCCCTGCATTGGTCGCGGCAGTGCTGGCCGTGCTGGCTGAGGCCGCCGCGTTGCTGGCGGAAGTGGACGCAGAGGACGCCGACCCGCTCGCAGCCGTGGCAGAACTCCCGGCTGCTGTCGCCGCGGCTTCCGCATCGTCCCTGGCATCAAGGATCGCCTGCCCCGCATTGTCCGTCATGTAGAGGGCAAGGACGATATTGTCCTCGCCGACATTCGGCTCGTCGGTCTGGAAGGAATAGACGTTGCCGGCATTGGTCAAACCAAGCTGGACGTGAACCGTCGTCCCCTTCTGCATCGTGCGAGCCGAGCGCGCATCCGAGGCGCGATACCAGATGCCCTCCGAAGAGGTGTAGATGCCGTTCTGCTTCTGGTTCGTCTGGTCCTTGACCAGCACGCGGTCGCCAACTTCGGTCAGCACGCCGTCGATGGTCTTCAGGCCCTGGATAAAGCCTCGATCATTGGTATCGATATTCGCGGTCGTCGCGAGGCGAACAGGTTCACGTTCGCCCGTCAGGAGACGGACGGCAGCAGTCGAGGCGCGGGCCATGCGGCAAGCTCCACTTGAATTGTCGGGGTTTTCGGGGTTCAGTGCACAGCCATGCTCAGGCTGTTCGTCTCAGTCATTCTTTGTGCAACCGCCACCGGGTGCGTTTCTTCAACGCCGTCCGTGGATGCGGGTGCTCAGGTTGACGCGTATGCTGCCTGCAACCGACGCCACGCTCTGCGGTACGCTAAGCAGGCTGGCGATCCGTATTCACTAGCGATTGCCGCGGAAGCGTCCTGTCCCCGCGAGCGGCTGGCGCTGATGTACGTTTACCGCGACGCTTACGGGCCGGGAACCGCGCTGAGGATGGTGGATGGTTTGGCCCAGAACGCCATCGAAGGCAACACAGCTATTATTGCGAGAGCCCGTAGTTAATCGCAAACCGTCGGGTTAGCCCTGCCGTCCCAATCTATATAGCAATCCCGCCCCTCAATCGGTCGGGTTTTCGGGGCAATCAGGAAGAGGGCGGCGCACACCGCAAAAACCCCTACCGCCTTCAATGCCATCGAATTGTCCCCAGCGCGCCATGAATTGAACGCCACGCCGCCGGCCAGAAAGCCGACTGGAATGGTGATGATGGCGATAGCCGCTAGGATTTACTGCCTCCGTGTGTCGGGCAGCCCCAGCGTATCGCCAGTGGCTTCCTCGACCGTGTTGAAGAGGGTCCTAAGATAAAACAGGTTCTGGAGCGGTACAAGTTGCCGCGCCCGGCGTAAATCCGACTTTGTCATATCCCCAGCGAAGATCGAACCCGACACTTGGAAGATGTCAGCCACAGCATCGGCAGAGGGGCCAAGAAACGCCCCTGTGACGTTCCTGGTGGCGTACCGGCTGATCTGCTGCCCCGTAAGCGCCGAGACGCCTACACGGCCTCGCGTGGCCTTTTCCGAGATGTTGTTGACCTCCATCAGCCAACCCGCAACGCCCGATCGGTCGAAAGCCTCCGCAACCCATACCGCAGGAGAATCCGTCACCGGCTGCCCCGCCGTGACCTGCTTCAGGTAGTAGGACACCGCACCAAGCCCCATCATCAGCATGACGCCGTTCAGGGTCGCCGCGTCACGCTGCTGCAACCCTGCAAGCATCGTCCGCTGCATGGTCGACACTGCAAAACTCTTGAACTGACCGATGGTCTTGCCCAGCTCGGTCGACATCCACAGCGGCTTGTCCTGTCCCGGCGTGACGATGATCCGGTCCACCTCTCTCACCACAGCGGCGCGGAATGCCTCCAGCGCGCCACGGTCGGTCCATGCCTCCCCTTTGGCGACGAGTGTGCCGTCGATGTCCTCCCCGTGTTCAGCGAATTGCCTGGCGATCCGCCGAGCCATTTGCGCATCGATCCCCGACGCGGCAAGGTTCCTGATCTGCTTCTCGCTGCCCTGCCCTGCCCCGACACGCTGCGTAGCGCGAAGGATGTTGTTCATGGTCACAAGGCCGGCGAATTGCTTCATCGCCGCGTTCCAAGGCGCCATGAGAGACACGACGCCGAACTTGCTCGACAGGGCCGAAAGCCCCCGCTCGAACTTGGAATGATGGCCGAACTCGTCCACCACATCAGCCATCGCCATCGTGCGGCTGTCCAGAACCATATCCAGAGCCGCGCCGGCTGCCTTCACTTCCCCGGCAGCGAGACGGAACGCCTGGAAGTTCCTGATCATCGGCACGAAGCCGTCGCGGAACGTGCTGGTCAGGCCATGCGTAAACACGACCTTTGCCATGTCCGGCACTGCCGAGATGGTCATGCCGCCAAGCAGCCGCACATAGTTCAGGTTGCGAGCGACCCGCCCCGCCCTGACCACCAGTGAAGACGGATCGGCAGGCAGGCGATAGGTCCCCCGCAGGCGATCCCTGATGCCCTCGATGTCTCGGATGGCGTCAGTCCTCGCCTTCTCGATAGCCTTCGCCTCATCCTTGTTCTTGGCAGAGTTTGCCTTCGCGTTGGCTTCGTCGTTGACCTTGCGGATTTCCTCCTTCAGGTCGACCGAGCCGAATTTCTTGGCGAGCTCCACATCTGCCGACATGGTCCGCACCTGGGCGCGCATGACGGTCTCGATATCGTTCTCCACGAAGTCGTGAATCTTCGCCGTCTCGATCTTCAGCAGGCGCTCCTTCAACGGGCCGCGCGGACCCGAGACGATTTCGTAAGGCACCCTGCCGTCTGCATGCCCCAGGATGTTGTCGATCACCTCGTCGGCCAGACTTCGGATTTCCAGCGTTGACAGGGTGGCAAATTCTTCGGCGCTTTCCAAGTCGCCGCGCGAAGGCGCGCTTTTCTCCAGTTTATCAGCGCGCTCCTTCAGTTTGGCCACGTTGGCAGAAGCGCGATCACGCTCGACCGTCTTCGCGCTCAGTTCGGCAAGAATGTCGTCGTTGGCTCGTCCCTCGGCGCGAACGCGTTCGATAGCTTCGATGCGCTGATTTAGCGTGCGTTCCTGCAGTTTCGCCTTGAACAGATCGCGCCGAGCTCTGGCATGGTCGACGACTATCGAAACGCGCGGCGAGGCGTTTGCCATATCGCCTACCTGCTCCAGTTCGCTGTCGAGCACGTCCATCCTGTCTCGAAGCACTTTTGCTTGTGCCGAGGTGATCTCGCGCTCATTCACGATCTTGTCGCCGGCAGCGTCGAACTCCTCGAGTTCGCGTTCCAGTTTAGAGATCGACACGTCCAGGCCGTCCAGGTCTTTTTCGGCGCCAAGCACGCGCGCGATGAACTCGCGGACATCCTTAACCGTCGCGTTTTGTGGCAGGCCGACCGCTTCGAGCCATTCGGAAGCAACGCGGTCGATGTTGTCGAGATACTCTTCGGCCGCGATTTCATCCGCCGACTTGAGAGGCGCGCCGCCAAGCTCAGCGCGGATCGCTTCGTAGAGTTCGCGGGGATCGACATACATCCCGGTGTCATCGACGGGCAGTCCGGCAAGGAAGTCGTCCTCGGAGGCGACGAAGTTGTCCAGGTCGCCGATGCCGCCCTTCTTCACGAACAGGCCCGGATGAGTCTTCGGCGTGACGTCCATTGCCCGCAGCGCCGAGTCGAGTTGGGAGCCGACCCGGACGCCACCCTTGGACTTGATGAGCGCAAGCACGGGCTGGCGTTCGGCGAATGACTTCTTCTTGCCGGCGGCGCGCTGACCGGCGCGGGCCTCCTTCACCGCCTGCACCATGGCCGCGTTCTCATCGGCCCCACGCAACATGTCGACCATCGGTTTAGGAGCACGCTCCTTTATTGCGCCCAAGCGCGTCTGCCGCATCTTGTCCAAGGAAGTCGTGCGCGCCTGACGCCAGCTCTGTCGCTCCGTTAGCCGTCTATCAATGCCGGCCACCCGTTCGTCGAGCCTTTCGAAAGATTCCCGAAGCTTGTCGAGCTCAACGATCTTGTTGCCAAGCCGAACCTCCTCCGCGCGGAACCCTGCTGCGGCTTGCTTCGAAGAGAAATAGTCCGTCAGGATATCCGCGAACCGGCCCCGCTCGGCAACGATCTTCTCCTTGTTGTACATGCGGAAGCGGTGGGAGATGTCCCCCGCGACTTCCACATCCTCCGGGAACAGCCGCGCATCGATCGCAGCGCGCTTCAGTTCGTCGTCGAGGACACGATAGGCCTTTGCCGCAGTGGCTACTTCGGGGATCTCGTGCTTGCCACCCAGATAAGCGGCGCGGCCGACTTCCTCCTTGAACTGCTTGAAGGTGAGCTTCTGCCCTCCCCTGAAACGATCCCACTCCGAAATTGCCGGGGAAAGCCGGCGCTGCCACGCGGTCGGCTCAGGCGTGTTGTGGAAGTACCGGGCATAGTGCGTGTCGATCTCACGCAGGCTCTTTGCCAGCGGAGCGTTCCACATCTTGATCCGGGTTTCGACCGAACCCCCGGCTTCCGTCGCCACGCCCCGAGCATTCTCGGCATATTCCAGCGGGGTTTCCGCCAGTTGCCTGACCGTCTGCCTCCCCGAGGTGAGCGGGCTCAGTTGAAGGCGAATGAGCGGGTCCTGCCGGTTGATGATCGGCAGCTTGGAAATCAGCGCCTCATCCTTGAGCGTAATCGGTCCCGTATCGCGCGCCGCAGCACCAACCGACCGCGCGCCAGCCGCGGCAAAAGCGTCATCGACCCCGTCAAATTCGGCTGCCTGCTGTTCGATCTTCCTCGAAAGAGCCAGGCCGCTCGTCGCGGTCATGTAGCGGCCCACCAGCGCGCCGAGCGCCCCGCCAAGCACAACTGAGCCGCCGACGTTCAGCAACGTCTCCTCGGTCGTCCTCGTGGCTTGCGTGGCCTGTAGACCGGCTTCCGAGACAGCGGCATCGAGTCCGGCGCCGACGGCGGTTCCAGTCACCATTCCGAGCGTGCGCCCCAGCGCAGCACCGCCGAGAGGCAGGAGCGTCGGGATATCGACCACACCAGCCGCCATCTGGGCCACCACGCCCATCCCGCCGGCGGCATCAAGGGTGCGCCTGTCCTGTTCCTCGCGGTCGATCTGGAGCTTCTTGGCGTCCGCCGCGGTGCGATTGGTGATGCCGGCGAACTCCTCCGCATAGGGCGCGTAGCGGTTGTCGTCCTTGATGTAGTCGATCGGGTCGAACCCCTCCTCGACGCGATAGGGGTCAACCTGCCCTCTCGACGACAGGAACGAGCCGACGACGTTCTGTGTCCGGAACGCGGCGCCGAACGTATCCGCCAGAGAAGGCGTGACAGCCGGGCCATCGGCATCCGACAGATTGGTCAGGTCCGCGACCTGCGGACGCTCATCATAGAACGGCATCAGCGCGGCCCCCCGGGAAGGTCGGCGGGGATATTCGATCCGGGCTCAGGCTTGCGAGACGGCTCGTACTGCTTCGGCGCAAGCGGGTCGCCGTCCAGATAATTGTCCAGCGAGAAATCTCGATCACGCCCGCCGAGCGTCCAGCGGTCGGCATCCCTGCCGCGCTCCAGCGCCTTCGCCCTTTCCTCTTCCTGACGGGCCTTGATGGTCTTCACCATTTCGGTGGCGTCCGGTTTCCACAGCTTGCCGGGGAAGGTCTGGAGCACGCCGTTCTTGTCCTTCCACATCACGGCATAGCCCGGCATGACGCCGGCCTTCACTTCGCGGTCGGTCTGCGGCGTGGTGACAAGTTGCAGGGTCGAGAAATCCGCTTCCGGGTCGACCGCACTGACATCGGCCTCCAACTGCTCACGATAGCTCTTCGGAGAGGCCCCGAGCCCAAGCCCTGAATATTGGTCGCGAACCGCTGAATTGCTGGCGCCGAAGGACGAACCGTCTTTGGGCCAATAGCGCTCCGGCGGGTGTTTCATCACCACGCGATTGCCGGTCAGCTCGGTCACGCCGTACAGGCGCTTCATCTCCTCGACGGCGCGGTTCTTGGCCAGATCAGGGTCGCCGTTCACGGCATAGAACTGATCCTCGGCAATGGCGAGATATTCCGCCTTGATGCCAAACTCCTGAGCCGGGGTGAAGCCGATCGTCGGATCGGAGCGCCAGCCCATTACGGAGTCATCGAACTGCGAAGCCAAATCTTCGCCCTGGATGCTCTTCAGGAACTCCTTTGCTGCCGGCTCAAGCGCCTTGCGCTGGAATTGCTTCTCCGGGCTGTTGCGCTCGATAAGACGGCGCGCGGCTTCCTCCGGTGCGAGGTTCAGCGTGTTGACCATGAAGCCGAAGTCGTCGGCCGTCTTCTGGACCTCCGCTCCACCATCGCGCCTGCCAAGGGCAGCGGGGTTTAGCGCCGACACGCGTTGCGCCGTCTGGGCCGCGATGACGAACTCCTGCACATTCGTCCCGGAAAGCCCCCTGCGCATAGTGTTGACGACTGGCTGGGGAAGGATGCCGGTCTGGTTCAGGATGCCATGAGCGACCGCAACGGCCTGCTCCACCCCGGCGCGCTTCATGGTCTCGGTATAGAGGTTGTCGGCGCGGGTCTTGTGCTTGGAGTCGTAGGGATCGAGCACGAGCGAATTGCCGCTCAGCGCCGCGAGATCGGCACTCAACTGGATGGAGCTTTCGTTCTGCGATCGCAGCGAACGGATCAGCGTAGCCTTGTCGCCATCGTTCAGGATGGAGTCACTGGCCACGAGGTTTTCGTCGACCGTCTCTCCCCGGACGATGGAAAGCTCCAATGCGTCCTTGTAGGTGGCGTAGTCGGCATTTGCTTGTGCCGCCGCGGCGCGCTGCATCTCGCCAACCTGGGCATCTGCCTGATTAGCAAGGACGAGTCGCCGGTCGAGCGGGATGTTGGCGAAAGAGGGGTCGGCCTGCGGCTGCGGCATTGCAGGAACATCAACGCCGGCAATCTTCGCCGCGTGGCCGACACGGTTCGACCAGCCATGCCCGCCGCGGGGGTTGCCCCGGGACCAGCCGGCCGGACGCTCGTAGCCTATGAACGCCGCGGTGGCTTCATCTACCGTGCGAGCCGCCTTGAGGTTGCGATAGGCGTCCGTCTCGTGGCTTTGCAGTTCCATGTCGACGAAGGCTAGCTGGGTCTCGAAATCCTCCCAATGCTTGCCGTTTGCATTCGCGAAGCGCTTCAGCCGCGTCAGCCGCTCACCGCGCCACTGAGCGATGCCGAAAGCCGTTCCATTGTCGCCAACGGCGCCGGACGGGCGAAGGCCGCTCTCCTGGATAAGATTGCCGACGATACCCGCAGCCTGCTCTTTCGTGTAACCCTTGCCAGTGAAGAATGACATGGCCTGCATGGCGCGGCCTGCCTGATCGGGAGCCATCGCCGGGATGGTATTGCTGACCGGGGGAGCCAACCCAAGCGCAGCCCGCGCCTTGCCTGCAAACTCCGGGTCCTTCGCCATCTTGGTCTGGAAAAGCGCTTCGTCGGCCTTCGCCAGCCAGTTCGTCTTGGCGACATCCTTCTCCAGCGCGGGAAGGCCGCTGTTCTCGATCAGGTCGACGCCCTGCTGCTTGAACCGGTCGAAGGTGTCGATGTCGTTCGGATCGCCAGCCGCCATTGCATTCGTGATGTCCAGTTCGGCCTTCTCGATCTGGACCTTCTCGTATGCCTGGCGCGCTTTGTATTCCGATCCGGCGAGACGGTTCGAACCATCCAGCCGATAGACCTCACGCTTGGCAGCGAAGTCGGCGCGCTTGCTCTCCGGCATGCGCTCCATGTAGCTGTCGAAAAGCTGGTCGAACGAGCCGGGCTTTACGGGCTGGTCGGTGTTGGGGTCGATCTGCCCGTACACGCCGTCATGAATGCCGCTGCCGTCGATGGAGGCGTTCTGTTCCGCTTCCTGCTCCAGTCGTGAGCGTTGGCCGTTAAATTCCATTTCCAGAATATTGGCGTCGAACGCCGCCTGCTGGTCCTGCTTCTGCTTGACGCGCAGCGCCACGCCCTGAAGAGCATCGCCGGCATTCTGGAGCGCGGCGCCGACCGGCCCCCCGCCCTGCGGATACTGGACGAGCGGCCCGGTATCGAGCCCGCGTGTTGCGACCTGAAGAGGAATCCTGGCCATTATGCGAACGCCGATCCGCCGAGCTTCACGGCCTTGTTCGGGTCATAGAGATTGGAAATCCCGGACACGAAGCCGGAAGCAGCGTTGATGTAGCTGGCCTGCTTCGCCTGCTTGCCGGAGAACCGGGAGATGTCGGCCTGCGTTCTGAGGGCATTCTGCCGGAGCTGGGAACCATACCTGATTGCGGCGATGTCCAATTGCCCCTCCCGCGCATTGGCGGCGAGCACTTCTGTCGGTGAGCCCACCGCAGCTACGCCAGATGCTCCGATTTGCGCCCGTGCATTGGCCTGAAGGAGTTCCTGCTTGCGGCGCTCACGCTGGGCCTCGAATGCGGACGCCTGAGACTCGGCCTGAGCCTGCTGCTCGTAGGCTTTTGCCTGCATGTTCGCCATGGCCTGGGCCTGCTGGCCCTGGGCAAGCGAGCCGGCAGTCGAAAGGCCGACGCTGGCGATTGTAAGCATGGTGAATGGGTCGACGCACATGGCTATGGCTCGCTATCGAAAACGGGCGTGATGGCGCGGATGGTGCAGGGCGTCGGGTTGTCGTGCATGATGCGGACCCGCCCCTGCCCTTCCCAACTGTCGTCGATCGGCACTTCGATATTACCGGTATAGAGGTTGGCCCGTCCGTCAGACGGCACGACCGAGGGGATTTTCACATTCTCCCATGCGCCCCGCTTTAGGGACTGGATGCGCAGCCCGGTCGTATCGGTCTCGAAAACCGAAAGGATGACCTTGGATACCTTCTTGCGGCGGCCGATCAGGGAACCGTCCTTGGCCCCAACGTCCAACTCCAGCGTATTGGCTTCAGAGGCGAACGGCAGGCCGACATGCGCCTTGGTAGCCGTCGCGCCGCCCGGAAGCGTTACCGAGCCGCCCGACACCGACAGGCCCTTGTAGACCTTGCCGGAGGCCAGCACGTCGACCGTCTGGCCGTTCAGGTGGGAGAGCCCGGAGAATGTGCCTGTAGCCGAACCCGTATAGGTCAGGCCGCAGTCGACTTGGAAAGCATCCTCGAGCGCGCCATACTCAAACGGCGCTTCCATGATCTCGATATAGCGTTTGGTGTTCCCACCAATGGTGCGCTTGACGATCAGCCACAGGTCGTCGACGCCATCCTGGCCCGGCGTGATCACTGCGCTTTCGACAATGCCCCAATTTGACCCCGCGAAAGAACCCGCGATGTCATGCCGATGCATGCCGCGGACTTCCTGCGCCGGCTGATAGGTGAAGCCTCCAAGCTCCCCATTGTCCAACGGGAACCACAGCACTGGATCAGGATCGCTCTGGAATGCAAGCTCGTGCACGCCCTTCTTCGGGATGTGCTCGGAAACCTGGCCAATGTCATCAGACGAAAACCGTCCGGACTGGTTCAGGACAAGCTCGGCAATCGTTTTGCGGCTTCGGGTGACATAGAGGAACGAACCGCCCGCATCGACCGGCGCAATCTTTGCGCAACCGAAGGTGCGGGATCTGCGATTCTTGAACGACGAGGGTGTCAGCGCCTCATCGATACCCGAACCGGAAAGCGCCCGCACGCCGCCAGCAGTGGCGAGGACAAGGAAGCCATCGGCATCGACAATCCACACGATGTCGTTGGCCTGCCCGCCTCCGGCATTGCGGAATTCCATCCCGTCGTCATCAGCCTCGCCAAGGCCGAAATCCTCGAAGGTGAAGCTCTTGGAGAGATAGGCAGAGAAGCGCCGGGAGAGCGCCAGACGCTCTTCAAATACCGTCACGGCTTCGGGGAACATGCCGTTGACAAAAGTGCCCATCTGCCAGCGAGAAATCGGGGAGGTGTCCGGCAGGGCGTGATCGTAAAGCCGTATCGTGACGACGGTTGTGCTCGTGCGCGCCGCGATGCGCGCCCACCGCCAGCGACCGTCCGAACCCATGAGCCGGATTGCCCGGCCGACGTCCGAGGTCTGGAAACCCGCGCCGCCGTTGATCCCGGCCGTTGAGGAGGCGGTGAGGTTGAACGGGGTCTGCGTTGTGGCCAGTTCGTGAAGGCCAAGTTCGGCGATTTGGCAGTCGTTGTCGTCGTTTATGGTGGTCTGGACCCGGAGGCGATAGGCCCGATACGCGGTCCTGTTCTCTATTTCATAGTAGCGGACCTCGCCAGACCGCCATCCGGTTTCTCCAGTCTTGGTATCGAGGACAACCCAATTCGTGCCGTCGTAACCCTCGAACATGAACGTGGCAGGAGAGCGCGAGACAGCCGCCGGGCTCGGAGACGCCCTGACCCAATACGCATCGACAACCCTCGTGCTTGATCCGGCGAACGTATATGACCACCAACAAGGCACGGCATCTATGTTGGAGAAGGTATCGGAGTTACGGTCAAAAACTGCATACGCGCCGGCGGAGGATGCGCTGTCCCCCGCGGTGCCGCCCGGCAGGGTGTTGCTCGTCATGAGCGGCACGACAGACCCAACATGCGCCGGGGTCATCATCGTACCCTGTGCATCCTCCACGTCATAAGGGCCGTCGTCGATTACGAACTGGGCAAGCGCCCACGACGTATGGGCCGTACGGGTCAGTTTCCGCGGCGCGTGGTCCGTATGCGTGATCCACATCTCGTCCGCGGACTGATAGAACATCAGGTCTGGAAGCTGCGCCTCGGTGTATGGCGTGGTCACCTCGACCGTTCCGACCCGAGCCCCATAGGCATAGACGCGCATGTAGAGGTTGCCGAACTCCAGCCAATAGGCTTGCTCGGCTGAGAAGATGAAGGGGATGCCCCTTGTCCGCTTGGAGGAATCCTTCACCTCGCCGACGAAATAGGTCCCTCCCCGCTTCCTGATGCCGCCATGTGGAAGGGTGATGAAGTTCTCGCACTTCGCCAGCCCGGCCCGGTAAAGGTCCAGCGAGGCGCGGGCATGCAGCCGCGGCGAAACCTCGCCCCGCACCATGGCGTCTTGGCTCGGATACAGGGTCATGCCGGCAGGAATTGTCCAAAGAGAGCGACGGCTGCAGCGCGATATGCTGCGGATGCCTGCTCAGGCGTTGGAAAGGTGCCGAGGTGGTGAACGACGCCATCACGACGGACACGCGCCATGTAGCCGCGCTTGTTGTGGCAAACCCCTCGCGGTAGAGCGTGCTTCCGCGTCCGCACGCGGTTGACGTTGTTCATCGCGCGCGTGGCTTCGCGAAGGTTACCCCACGCATTATTGCCGGGATCGCGGTCGCGGTGATCCACTTCTGCATCGGGCCACTCACCATTCATAATCACCCATGCGGCGCGTCCGCCCTTGATGCGGTGACCTCGGATTTCGATGACGAGATGTCCGTGGGTATCTCGCCAGCCAGCAGATGCACCAACGCGATCAGGAAACACTGACGCTCGCCAAGTGAACGCGCCGGTCGTGGGGTCGTAAGCCAAGCGCTCAATCAATTCGCCGGGAGTGGGGTATGGCCCGTTACGCTTTCGCGCCATCACGCCCTCCAATGCCTGTTGTCGCCGCGGGCCTGAGCCCAGGACTGGCGATAGAGTTGGCCGCCCCTCTCAATGGCATTGGCCTCAAAAGCCGCCTGCAGCGCCCGGTCATAGGCCTGTTGCGCGAGTTGGAGCATGCCGGTCTTGTGGGTGAGAGGCAGGGCAATCTTGACCGCAAGGGCCGCGACCAGCACTTCGGTAAACAGCGCATCCCAATCGTTGGGGTCGGTCAGATTGCCGATATAGCGGATGATGCGCGGGCTCTCCTGATCGGTCAGGATGGAGCTACCCTGACGGCGCCAGGAGATCGGGACACCATCAGGCTCGCCGTTGAAGGTCAGCGGCAGGATACGCAGGCAGTCCGCGGGCACATCGAACGACCAGTTCAAGGTCCCGTTGCCGGTTTCCAGATCGGTCCCCGTCAACTCGCTCGAAAAGACCGCGAACGACCATGTGTGCTTCTGCAATTCCGCCTCTCGGGTGAGGTCGTAATGCAAGCGGCACAGGCGCGCGGCTTTGCTGTCGTCGTCGAGGCTGTCGATAGGTGCCTCGTCGAGCACGCCAATCGCCATGTTCGCGATGTCTTCGGGCGTTACCGGCATGGGGTCAGGCCTTCACGGAAGAATGGCGCGGCTTGTGCCGGGGGCGTCCTCGACCGTCGTAGGCCTGGACGAATGGGCTGGGGTTCTGCAGTTCGGCCAGCATGCGGAAGCGGGAGCGTGCGCGTGGCCGCGCTGAAACAGGCTTTGGAGCCTGCTGCTCTGCCGAGGCTTCCACAGCCAAAGGGTTCTTGCGCGGACGGCCCGGGGCGCGTCCAGTGGGCTTGTAGGGCATTCGGTTCTCCAGGAGAAAAGGGCAGGAGCCGAAGCCCCCGCCCTTCATTAATCCTCGACCCCGATCAGGCTTCGGTGGTCTTCACCGCCACGAACGTCATGTTCTTGACGCTCGAAGCAGTGCGGTCCCAGTTCGCCGCGGTGGCGAGTTCCGCATCGGTCGCGAACTCTCCCGCCGTCGACGCGTCGAGGAACCGCGTGCCGGGGACGTGCGGCACGAGATGGCGCCGGGACACCATCTCGGTAACGCCGCCGCCGTGGCCGGCGCGAGGCTTGCGGTCGAACTCCAGAGGCCCGCCTTCCGTGTTGACCGGAAGCTCGTTCCACATGATCGCGCGGTTCTTCAGCAGGAACGCGGTGTACTCGTTCGACGACACCGGGATATCGTCGTCGACGATGCAGCGCAGGTTCATGTAGTACGGGATCATCATCCCGCCCTGCTGCGAGGAAGGCAGAAAGTCGATCAGATCGGCCTTCTTCAGCGCCTTCATCTGCCTGGAGTGCATCCACCAGACCTTGAAGTCATCGGCGCGGTCGCCCATCAGGTAGGCCGCATCGATAGCATCGGTGTCGGTGATGGAGGCGTTGGTGTCGAGGACCAGATCGCCGGAGTCGTTGGCGACGTTGTCCGCGATCACGCCCTGCAGGGTCGCGATGATCGTCCTCTTGTTGGCGCGCTGCCAGTAGTCCGTCTGGCGGCGAACGATCGTCTTCAGCGGGTCGTCGCCGGCAAGCACTGCGGTCAGGTCAGGGATGCCCCAGGACTGAGCGCGGATGTTGCGGGCTGCGACTTCCCGACGGGAGCCGATCTTCTTCATCTCGATATTGTCCGTCGGATCGTCGTTGACGGGTTCCGAGGGATCATTGCCGAGGTCTTTCCAGCCGGGCATATCGACGGAACGGCCGCCCATGCTCAGCTTGGAAGAGACTTCCGGGTCGGTAAAGAGCACACCGGCCTGGAAGATTTCGAGGGACTGGACGTGCTCCTCAAAGGAGTACTGGGCGTATACGGACGGGACAATGGAGTCCGTGATCCTGGTCCATGCATCAGCCATTTTCGTTCACTTTCCTGGAGATGCGAAGAAACCCCTACTCAGAGAGGGTTGCTGGACACCCAGAGGGCGGGGTTTTCGCCCGCCTCGCGTGCCAAGCGCTTCGCGCGTTCAGGGTCGCTTTTCACAAGGGCTGATATCGCAGTGATGGAGCGGTTGCCGTTGGCGTCCCTCTTGAAGGGGTTTTCGCCCCCTGGAACGCCGTCAGAGCCGATGCTGTCTTCCTTGAACATCGCCTCGCCGATGGCAGAGAACGCGACTGCGATCTGCTGGTCGGTGAGCGCCCCGTCAGGCAGAAGGATGCCCTTCGCCTTGTAGGCGTCGACAAGCCCGAGCTTCTTCATCGCCCGGTTGGCCAGCTCCAGCTTCGTCCTGAAGCCTTCGCTGTCCTGCGGTCCCCATTCCTTCACGAGCGCGTCGTGGGTTTCCTCGACCGACTTGGCCATGGCGGCTTGCTGCGCCTGCGCCTGTTCGGCCATGTAGCCAACGAACTTGTCGTGAACGACCTGCGCCTGCTTCGGGTTGAGTTCGGCTTCGTGCATCCATGACCTGGATGCTTCTGCCAGCTCGGACGAGTACGGCACATTCTCGGGGAGCCCTTCCGGGCGCTTGAACTCCAGCTTGTCAGGCGATGCGATCGGTCGACGATCCTCGGGAAGCTTGGTCCAGAACCTGTCCCATTCTTCCTTCGGCGCATCTGCCGCAGGCGCGGTGAAGGCAGTGCCCAGCTTCGTTTCGAGGCTGTGCGCCGCTGACACCACGTCATCGACTGTCTTGTAGCCCTTGGTCTCGACCCATTTCCGGGCGCCTTCATCCTGAAGACCGGAGAATGGAGTATCCGCCGCCGAGGAAGACCCGTTGGCCTCGGAAGCGTTTGGCTGTGCAGGGGCGCCCGCCGACGACGTTTCCGCCGCCACGGACCCGGCTTCCGCCGAATCTGTCATGAGATGTTCCTTGTAGATGAACGGCTAGCCCAGCCGCAGGGATCAGGCGTTGTCGCCCCAATTCTCGACGAACAGGACCAGCTTGCCGCTGACGGACAGGATGCCGTCGCCGTCGATGTCGGTCGCGGTCGCAAAGGCAAAGTTCATGTAGAGGTCGACCGGCGAAGACGTGCCGTCCAGCGTGAAGGCCGACGCTACGTCCGCAGCGGAAGCCGGCGAGGCAGCGGCGCCGGAACCGGTCAGCGTGCGGGTGGTGACGGCCACCACGTTCTGCATGGTGGTTGCCAGCGTTGCTGAGGAAGCGGCAGCGGAGCCGATACCCCAGGTCAGGGACGCGGAGTCGTTGATGGTCGAGGCTCGCGTGGTATCGACGCCGAAGGTGAATGTGGCCACGCCACCCTTGACCCTGATCTTGCCGTCGGCAAAGTCGAACAGCTTCTGGCTGGCGTATGCCAGTGCGTCGGTCACCGTGACCTTCATGTTGGTGAAGGTGAATTCCATGCGGTAGCCAGCGTCGTTGCCGCTCACCTTGAGGCTGACGCCAGCCTTGGGAACAGGAACGCCAAGCGCTCGCAATGCGGCGCGCTGAAGGGTTCGCGGAAGTCCACGTGCCATGATCGTATTCCTTCGTTCTAGGGAGGGATTGAACGGCAGGCCGTGCCGCGCGGTTTACTGACCTTCGAGCCTGGCGGCCTTTTCCAGCGCCACCATCTCGTCCTCGCTCATCGCGAGATACTGCATGATCACCTGAAGCACTTCGGCCCGCGCATTGCTCAGCGCGCTATGGAGTTCAAAACCCTGTGGCGATTTCGTCCTGGCCATCCACTCGCCATAGGACGGACGCCGGTAATAGCCGGTGAGGTCGGCCAGATGCGTCAGTACGATTTCGGCGTCTTCCTTGGATCCATTGCCGCCGAACAGGCGCTGATAGGCTTGTGTCAGCCGCTGCTCTGTCTTTGCTGGCCCGCCTGCCTGACTTGCACGCGCGAAGACCCTGCCGAGAAGCCCGCGGATCATGCCCGAGCAGCCTCAAGCAGCCGGAGGCATTCGTCATTGCCTATGTACTTGCGGTCCTCCGGCCACAGACCGGCATCCCAGATGACCATATCCGCAGTCTGGCGAGCGCACCCGATACGCTCATTGGCCGCGGCTACGGGGCCTCGAAGCCCGGCAAGCGGAAGATGTTTGGTGCGCTCCCAAGCCTCCGAGTGCTCCCGCATCGCGGCTAGCAGTTCATTCGATGCTTCCTCGGGGCTCATCATGCCGTCCCCTGCGGCTGCATGGCGTCAAGCAATCCGCTCTCGCGCGCCTGCACAGCAGCGGGAACGATGTCCTTTGCCGTCTTGCCAGCCGCGGCGAGCGCGGCCATGCCCTGCTGAGCCTTGGCGGCTTCCGCCCTGGAGGCGCGGATGCTCTCCACCTCTTCCTTCTGGCGAAGCAGGCGCTGCGGTGCGCGGCTCGCCTCCTTCTTGATGCGAATGAACTCGTCGCCGTCGATGTTGTCCATGACGCTCGGGTCCTGGGAGGCTTGGGCGAACTGAGCCGCTGCCATCACCACCATGTCCGCATCGCGCGATTCCGCCGCCTTGCGCAGAATATCCAGCGGGCTCGTGAAGGTCGGGCGAACAGTCTTGCCAGCAAGACTCGGTGGCGGAAGGAACCGGCTGTCTGCCTCATACAGACCCTTCTCTTCGAGGATGGACAATTCGCGATCAAGGTTCGACGCAAAGCCGGACTGGATGATGGAGCCGGACGGGCCAAGCAATGCGCCCTTCTCCTCCTGGCGGATAAGTGCCTCCGTTGCCGTCATCTGAGGGTTCTGCACCAGCGTCTGGAACAGGTTGACGAACAGCATGTCGCGGATTTCTTCCGCGCGTGTCGCCGCGTACTCGAACGCGTAGGAGGGGTTTTGCCCCTGGTTGATCGGCGCGATCAAAGGCCGGCCGCTGTCGTCGATCAGGCCCGGATAGTTCTGGCCCGGGTTGAGCACCGGCACATAGTCGAGCCTTGCCTTTGAGGCCGTGGCGGGATCGGTGAGCTGCTGCAGCGCACGCAGGCCCGACCGGCGCACCGCGTTGATTTCGCGAACAGTGGTCAGCGCTTCGATGGTCGGCGAGATGCCGTAGGTATCGCCCTCGTACCGGCGCCAGTTGAAGCACGACACCGGGAAGGTGCGAAACCCCGACTCCTTCGCAATGAACTCTTCCTGCTCGATGACGTGGTAGGAAGCGAATGCGGTGTCGAGGTAATCCCTCACCCCGGCGATGCTGTACATCTTCCGCTCCTCGCGCGGCTTGATGCAGTGGATCAGCGTGACCTTTTCCTCGGCCTTCACCGGGTCGTCGACGAGTTGCTTTATCCTGGGAGGCAGCTTCTCATAGCCGACGATCTGGGCCACCTGCCTTGCCGTGCGCTCGTACTTGCGATGGAAGGTGTCAGCCACGCCCCAGCGATTGCGGCCGATATAGCCCTCGACCACCGGGATTGAGGCGTAGTGGATCAGCGTGCCGGCAAACCCCTCCTCGGCATAGAGATACGCAGGCCCGTAGCGGACCACGTTCCTGAGACAGGCCTGAGTGGCAGGGACGAAATTCGAACCCGGCGAATAGCGCAGCGAAAACAGGAAATCGCGGAGGTCTTCCGCCCATTCCTTTTCCTCGTCCGTCTCCTCGTCGTTCATGGCGGCCGTGGACAGGCCGTGCCATTTCTCCGACTGGGGAATGATCAGGCTCTCCAGCCCCGCCGCAAGGCGGTTGGCGGCCGAGTTGATCGTGTTGTCATAGACACGGGAGCCGCGGCGTTCCGAGCGCTCTGCCTGGCTGTCACGCATCTTGGAGCCACGGCTCGACCAGAGATCGGGAGCATCGGGGTCGCAGAACTCGGAAACGGCTTCCCATACGTGTTCGTAGTGCGAGCGCTCGCTTTCGAACTCGGTCTGCCGGGAAAGGATGTCGCGTGCTCGGGAGTCGGCCATTATTCCTCCTCTGCCGCGCGGCGCGCACGCCTGTTGGCCAGCCGGCGCAGGAACCACCACGGCAGCCGGCCCCAGCGGCGGAAGGTGCGCTTCATCGCCATGTCAGACGCCCAGGAGAACGCGCTTCTGGCCGACCAGCGATGATGGAGCCAGATCGGTCTTCACCGTTGCAGCAGTGCCGCCGGACTGCGCAAGGCGCTGGCGCTCCTGCTGCTCACGCTGCCGGATTTCCTCGTCCGTCAATGACGGCGGGGGCGGGAGCGGCTTTAGCTCCGGTGCCTTGGGGGCGCTCATGAAGCACATTCCAGGATTCCCTTGTCCAATCGAAGAGGAGAAAGTCTTCACCGTTCTTGCCGTAGCCGGGCAGCAAACACCGCTCTGTCGCGCCCATGCGCCGAAGCCAGCGAATGGCCATGTCATTGCCGGCGAGCGGCCTTGCCTCGACGCGCCATGCGCCGCGCGCCGCGACTTCAGGTCCAAGCGAGGCGAAGTGGAATTCCGTGATACGAGGCACACAGCGCCACATGCGCCGGGTGCCCCAGCTCCAGGCTATCCAGAGCCCGCTACGGACCTCGCCGGCACCGAATGCAGCCTCGGGATTGCCCTTCCACTCCACCACGTAGGCAAGGCCCTGCATGGCGCTGAGAGCCAGCCCTTCAGGTGTCCAGCTATCGAACTGGCAATCGACCTCTGCGAAGTCCTCGGGGCGAAGATTGGCGGCGATGTAGGACAGGTCGCGGAGATTGCCGCCGATGATGCGGGCGGTCACTTAGCGCATCATCTCCAGCGGATCGGCATAACCCTGCATCGGCTTTGGCCTGTCGTCCTCTAGCGGCTCGACTTCATCGATGTCGGGGAAGGGTTGCTCGCTTTCGGCCCGGAGTTCACCCGACTGCACGTGAAACACCATCCACGTACCGGTTTTCGGGTTGAAGCTCTGCACCAGATCGGTCATCGAAACGCCGCCAACGGGTCTGCCATACGTGGCTGAGCGCGCGCGCTGTAATCGGTCAGTCGTGGATCGGCCACGGGCTCCGCAAAGGTGAGCGCAAGCGCATCAGCAAGATCGGGCGACCGCAGCCCGCGCTTCTTCATATCTTCCTTCTTCTCCAACGCGATGCGGTTGGACGAGTCGAAGCTGTAGAAGGGTCCGGTGAGTTCAGCCGCCAGGTCCAAGTCGCGATCTGAGATCATGGCGCGCGCGGCCAGCCATTCCTTCATCCGGCCCCACATTTCGGCACGCTTGTTGACGAAGCGATTGCCCTGCCCCGCTTTGGCGCCGGCGTTGACCTCGATCACGTTGAGACGGAGCACTTCCAAGCGGTCGACCACACCGCCCCCGACGCCGACGCCATCCACAAATATCGCGTCAGGCTTACGGGAGTTGGCTACGTCAAGCACGAACGACGCCAGTTGCTGCGTGTCCACCTTGTCCCACTTCATCAGCGAGACGAGCGCGTCTCCCTCGCGGATGGCGAGCACGCTGCGATCGTCTCCGAAACGCGCGACATCCAGCCCAAACAGCACGGGACGCCCGCCGCGCACAAACCGCCGGCTTTGCGCGTCCTTGACCAGCGCCCAACTGATAAACTGCTTGTCGGATTGCGACTGGTATTCGCCTAGCCAGATATGGGCGAACTTCTCGGGGTCGGCGCGGTCCCGCTCTAGGTCTGACCGCAGCACCTCCGGAAAGAACGGGTTGTCGGTGAAGTTGGCCCGGATGACCACGGCGCCAGACGGGGCGTTCGAACGCAGCAGAACGTCAACCAGATGACCATATCCGCAGTCTGGCGAGCGCACCCGATACGCTCATTGGCCGCGGCTACGGGGCCTCGAAGCCCGGCAAGCGGAAGATGTTTGGTGCGCTCCCAAGCCTCCGAGTGCTCCCGCATC